CACGAATTTCGTTGTCGCTCAAATATCTTTTTTCCATTTTTAAGCCTTTTTGTTGTCTGCTTGTGATTTACAGCAAGCATACATCATTTTTGTAATCTTTGTAAACCTTTGGTTCACACTTTAGTTGAATTAATTGATTTTTTTTTCCAGAATGAGGGCTCAACCAACCAGGAGGAGCTCCTATGTACAAAAAAGGCCAAAAAGCACAGAAAACATCCGGCAAAGGGACCAAGCTTAACAAAGCTGCTGCAACCAATGGTGGCATTCGCGTTTCAGGAGCCAAGCCCGGATTTCCAAAATAAATGACCAGCTTTGCCGGGCTTTTGTTCCGCCCTTCCTTTGGATCTCCCGATGTGGGCGTTTTTTTTCCCGGCTTAGGAAGAGCCCTGCTTCGGCGGGGCTTTTTTTATGATTAAACATTACTACGGCTTTAAGCTCTCGCGGGTGGTTGATGCTGGCACCCTCGAGGGCATGGTTGACCTGGGATTTGATGTGTCCATGAAGGCCAGAGTCGAGCTCTTCGGGGTGCGCTGGCCAAGGCTTGATAGCTGCGATGCCAGGGAGAGAGAGGCGGCTGGAAAGGCCGTGGATGCGCTGGTGGCCATTGTTCGAAGCACAGACATGGAAATCATGTCGCATTCGTTTATAGGCGGCGTGGTGTCGGCGGTGCCTTACGTTTGGATCGAGGATAGAAAAATTAATTTGTGTGAGGCGCTTGTGAACACTGGGTTTGCTCGGCCAGATGAGATTGGAAATAGAGGAGCGTGGTTTGACGATTAAGCAGTTGTTTAGGATCTATGCGATGCGGCAAAAGATTGCTGCGTTGAAAAAAAAATTAGCGAAGAAAGGCGGGAGGGTTGATAAGAAAATTCCTCGAGAGCAGTTGGCCATGCTCGAGAACCAGGTTTGGCTCTCGCAGCCTTGGGTTTTGAACGAAGACAACTAGGGCATCAACCACTCTAAATTGCCCGGTTCTCCTCCTGCGAGTTGGATGCCAAAATTAATAGCATCACCTATTCCGCGTAGGTTTGCTGCAAAAGCCTCAACTTGTAAACCGTCTTCAAAAGAAGCGCCCTCTTTTTCCCATTGTTTAGCTTGTTTTAAAACTTTCGCTCTATTCGTTCCGATAATTAAATCGTTATGAAAAGTTATCATGTAATACACTTTCACCGTTTTGCTCCTGTTTTGTTTGCTTACTAGTGTTATATGGAAAACTCGGTGAAAAGTAAGCGCGAGCAAAAAAAAATTTCGGTGAGTGAGGGCCTAGCCCTCTCCACCCCCACCCCGGTATGGTCAGAAGGGGGGGGTATTTGTAAGTTATTGATTTTATTACACTTCTTGATCTGTCTGTGTATGGCTATGTGTACAACCATACAGCCCATCCACAAGCATACACCCATAAGCTCTTGTTTTTATTGATCTTTTTCCGTTTCTTCCCCACGCATTTGCCCCTTCTTGCTCTGTCACTGCGTGAGAGAGCGGCTATCCTCTATCGCCAGTGTATTCTTCGGCCTTACCACTGGCTTGCAGTAGGCCGTGATGTTCTGCTGCGCACCTGAGTTCATTCGGTCCTTTGATGTTGCCTGACGTTCCGTGTATAGGGCGTGACGGTTACAATCAAAGGCGCTTTGAAATAGCAGCCGAGGATCGCTCTCCGCGTCACTCCCCTCGATCACTATGACCAACAGGTACAACATCTTCACTGTTGATATCCTTCAATGCTTGTAGATGTTCTGACTGTAAATTGATTTGAACAGCTGGTCCTTGCTTCTCACCGTATCGCTCAGGATCTACCTTCCCAGCGATCCAACGTCTAGCATCAATCCTTACCTTTGCGATCTGCGCGTCAGCCGTATCGATGCAAGAGTCTGCGATCTTGATCGTCTCATCGGCCAACGTCTCCGCAAAATGTCTCTGAGCTCGCTTATAATCATCCCTACGACCAGGTTTACGATCCAACCAGCCATACCATATACGCTTGGATACCTGGTATTTCCTAATCGCCTCAGTAACCGGGAGCCCGGTTGCCAAGTCTTCAAAAATGTCTTGCTCGCTCAAATCTAACCGAGCGTACAACTGCTTAGTAATCTTCTGTCCAGCCACTCTCATCAACTCCTATCTCTCTTAAAATATCACTCTCGAGCTCATCAAACTCGTTATACCCGCTTTTAGGCATGGTCATTGCCTCACGCTCCCAATCCGTTGCTCGGCGCGTCAGAGGCTTAGGTTTTGCCTCTGGCACCGTCTGTAATTTACGTTCACGAATCGGCCTCGTAAAGTAACTTTCTCTCGTGTTAAACCTTAGTCCGCATTGTTTACACTCTCTTCTGCGTATAACGCTCTGAGAGTCCTTCTGAGTGTCCACAACGAAAGTTAGACCTGAGCACTGCGTACAGATCACAAAAGCTCTCCTTGGCCCTCAGATTTGCTCTCACGAGGTTTACCGCGAACAACTCTTGCCACTTGGTCCAACGCAGAACGATTCGACACCATTGTGCTAGTGAACCTAAGCACCCGATACCCATGTTCGAGGGCCAGGTTATATTTCTCACAATCTTTGTGAAAACCAGCCCCAGTCGTATGCCTTCCACCCGACCAGGTTCCTCCCTCGATCTCGGCAACCAACCAATGCCGAGGGAAAAGAAAATCAAACCGAAACCTTCGACCAGGTATCAGCATTTTCTCCCGCACATATCGGATGCCAATTTCATCCAATTGTGCGGCAAACTTCTCCTCCAACTTACTCATAATTTGCGCAACTGCGTAGGTTGCGCAATATCTATATATAAGGAGCAACCTACGCACTTACGCACACCTCCTAAAGCATTGATTCCATTACAGTTTTTCCTTGCGTAAGTTCCTCAAACAAACTTACGCACTCTCGAACTTACGCACTTCTGCAAACCCTTGGTGTATAAGGCTTTGCGAGTGCGTAGGTTATAAAAAGTGCGTAGGTTCGCAACTTACGCACTTACGCACTTACGCACTTTTTCCGAGCAAATAACCAACTAAAAACCCGGCCACAAAAATAATCTCGATCACTTATGTCCATTCCTCTTGAGCACTACCTGACTGCCATATGCAGCAGCAATTACCCCCGCCATTGAGATATAAAAGAGGTCGCTAATTGACCCAATTGTTTGCAGCCGATCAGCATCGATGGGTAGTAATGCCAGGAACGGATAAACGCACATGGCAGTAATCGCCAGCCAGCTTTGCGACAACATGGTCGAGTCTTTCTCGAGCTTGCTGGCCAGTTGTGCTTCTTCCTGCGTAATTTTTCCATCACCATCTATGTCTAGTTCTATATCCGGGCTCATTTGTCCTCCTTAATTTGTTCGTTCAACACGATCCATGCTTTAGCTGCTGTTTGTGGCACTACTCCATTGCCCAAGAGCCTAAGTCTGTCCACCCGGTCGGCAATCCCATGAGCCACTCGACCCACGTTGGGTTCAACGTCCCAGATTTCTGTTCCACTGCATAATCCAGTCGGCTTCTCTTCTTGTCTTTGCCGTCCTTCCTGATGTTCGTTTGACCTGACCCCTTGTAAGCTGAAGCTGTCGGGGTTGGCCAGTTCTTCTTTGGGTTGTCCGATAGACTGTCGTTCACTGCCGCTCCTATATTCCAGCCGTGTCCTCCTGTCTCGTGCGAGGGTGCTACTCCTGTCCCTCCTGTCATCGCTGTCGGGGTTGGCCAATTCCTCGGTTCTTTGTGTACTTGCATCTGAACTTGTTGGGTTAGCCCATACTGTGCGTTCCTCCCTGTTTTCTTGTCGTATAACCTCTCGCCAGTTCTCGGAGGTTGGCCGTCTTTCGTTTGCAACCTCTCCAACGTGATACCGGGATCTTGCGCTGCGGGAGTTCGCCAAAATAAAGACTCTTTTTCTCTGGTGAGGTGCGCCGACTTCAGACGCGCTGAAAATTCCAAACGTCGTTTTGTAACCAAGTCCTTCCAGGTCTTCGATGACTTCTCGGAGTCCGAGAGAGATGTGTCCTTCGACGTTTTCGAAGAAACACTGAACAGGTCTAACTGCTTGAATGATGTCGTGGATGTACGGCCAGAGGTGCCGGGGATCGTCTTTGCCTTTTCTTTTCCCTGCTGCTGAGAATGGCTGACAAGGATAGCCGCCAGTGAGGAGGTAAACTCTGTCTCGAAAGCAGTCCACTGGCAGGGTTTTAAGATTCGACCATATAGGCGCGGCATCCAATTGACCCGCTTCCATCTTTGCAGCCAGGTTCGCAATGGCGAAAGCTTCGATCTCCACATGAGCGACGACTCGATGTTCAAATCCGGCAAGCTCAAGTCCTCGCTCGATGCCACCATACCCGGTGCAAAGGCTAAGGACAGTGGATAGTTCTGCGGGAGAATCCACAATTTATTTCTTCTTCCTCAGTGCAAATATCTTGTCAGCGCTGCGCAGCCCAAAGGACGCACTAATGGCCAGGAACAATAAATAGGTGTACCACTCATCGAGCTCGTTCAGCACATTAAAGCCATGCCGCACTCTCTCGATGATCTCCGGGTTATCAACGAACACGCCGTAAAAGATAGCGATCAATGGCGAGGCCAGGATCAAGCACCAGAACTCATCCTTGTAACTGTTGGTTGTAGCATCAGCCATCTTGCTTTCCCAATCACTGGTGCTCTCCAACACCTTCATCTTTTGCGAGTGCTTTGCTTGAGCTAACTCGCCCCTGTTCTTAATTATTGACCCGGCAATGTTCGCCACTGGCTGGATCAAACTGGTTAATAAACTCATCGCTCCTCCTTATTCACTTATTCACTCCATTCACAAAAAAACCGCCCACCGTCGCAATCCGCTAGAACATTCGTTAAAGGGCAGTGGACGGTTCTTTGTTCATCTAATCTCCGCAAAAACAAGGTATAGATTCATCGTCATAACCAAACAAACTACCTTGGTCAGTTGCTATCATTTTCATATCTGCATAAGACGGCTGATCACTTCTGAATGTCCCTGCCTTCTGGCCTTTTCCTACCTTAGTCTCCATCTCCGACCACCAGTCAACTAAGTCAGGCCGTGCCTGAACGATAGATAGTTTTTTGTTGAAACCTTTCAGGAAACACAAATCACAATTGCCCCAGTCAGTCACACCATTGTTGTTAGGCAGTTCAAGATCAAAGTTTTGTTCTGTCCAGAACTCATACACCTCTTTGACGTCCACGTTATCGTCCACCAAAGGCAGTATGTTTCTTGGTTCCTTTCTCAGTTTGGCTGCTCTTCGTTGTTCGTCAGCCCTGATCCCAATGATGTTTGCCCAGTCAGTGTTGCCAAATTTATTCTTCATCCAGTCTCTGATTCGGAGCACTTTAAGCTCTTGTGTACAGAATCTAGCGACCGGGTTAGGCAGGTATTGCCTAGCAACAATAAGAGATTCAAAAGGCTCACCGTTCCTGCTTGCAGATTCGTAATTAACCTCTTTAGTTTCATACACATATTTGTTTTCGTTCTCTTCGCCAGGTCGAGCAATACACTCCAGCCAAGTGATATCCACACCCCAATGAACAGAACATGCCTGAACAAAGTCCAGTGTCTGCGTCATCTCTTTTCCTGTGTTCGCAAAGGTAACTGGTAGGTAGTCAGGCAACTGTCCGTCATGGGCATCAAGGATCTTCCAGAGCATGTACCCAGAAGTTCGACCACCACTGAAAGAAATGCACGCTGGTTCGTTTATGTAATAAGGATTAAAAGGGCGCTTCATTTTCGAGCTCCCAAATCGGCCTCACATATGAAAAACTCCGCCGTGCTTTTGCGTCGACCATCTCAAAAATCTCGAACTGGCCGTTGTCGATCCACACTTCCATCAACTGCTTGATCTTGCTCTTGACGCTCGCTTCTAAAACATCGAGCTCCAGCACCTCGGCCACGGCATTACCAAACCAGTGCTTGCTCCTCACATCCAAGCGCCAATCGCCCTCCTTCATCCGCCCTTTGACTGCCTCGAGGTCCTGCACCGTGATATCGCTAAACGCATCTGGCCAAGACCACGCCTCAACCACGCCGACGTTATCGCCGTTGGGCAAATCAATGGACCGCATCTCACGCCAGGAGTTGTCCGTTGTTGGCGGTGCGAGGTTGTCTTTCGAATCTGCTTCTCTCGTATAACGCCATGCCGTGCTCTCATCTATTCCAGCAAGCCTCGCTTCATCCGGCGTCATCTTCACCAGGCGGCGAACATGGCGAGCTTTATCGGTAAGAGCGCTTGCACCTCTGGCATCGTCATAACTGACGCTCGACCTCATCGCTTGCGCTTTCCTGGTGTGATGCACGATCTCAATTGAGCAATTAGCCCGGTCAGCAACAACTGCCCATTGCGTGACCACTGCGTTCATGGCCATGTTGTCGTTTTCGTTTATGTCATGAGTCGCAACGAAAGGATCAATAATCACCACATCAATTTGGCAGCGAGTGATGAACTCAACCAGCAAATCAACAACTGGTGTCGGCACAATCTGATCACCAATTTTTTGCGTGACCATAAGCCGATCATCGCGGCCACTGTTCACAAATAGAGATTCTTCGTATTCTTCCGGCTCAATGCCGTAATGCAGCATGATCGCTGCGAGTCTGCGATGGAGCTCCTCGAGCGGGTCTTCAAGATTCCACACCCACACCCTGCGCTTTTCCGTCTCAACGCCCAGCAAGTTTCTGCCAGTGGCCATTGCTACCGCCTCGGCCATCGTGAGGGCAGTCTTGCCAGTTCCGCCACCAGCAACCGTCACGCTCAAAAATTTCCGAATGTAATGCCGCCCATACACCCACTCTCTTTTAGGGATGGCTGCAAAATCTGTGATTGCAAACGGCTTGGGTTGTAATCGGTGCGAGAGCTCTTCTTTTATCTCAACTAATTGCTTTTCTTTTTCTTCCGCTCTCACCCCCTCATTGCGCTCATGCGTTTGCATAACAGAGCGAGCGGTCCTGATGATCTCCTCTCGATCAAGGGGTGGTCGGTTGAATTGATTCCACTGGAGGAGCTCTTCGATTGTCTCGTTTAAAGAATGGCCATTTTTTATAAGGTGTCCTGCCTTCCTTGCAGTTGCGTCATTGCGTCCACTAACACCAACGCCACCCTCCTCCACACCAAGTTTTGAAGGATCAAGAAGAAACCCTCCCTTGTTGTAGTCCTCGATACGCAAAACGTCTGTCTGCAAAACAGGCGGCAACTCTCGCCAATCACCGTCGAACCCCTCGACCACCTCTTCCGTATAAACCGCCCCGCTCTCATGAACTGAGCCTGGAGCAATGACAATGCCGCCCTTACCTCGCACATCGATCTTGGCATTGGCGTTGGTGCTGTTTCTGATCTCTAAATCTGGCGATGCCTGAAAATAAAAATGCCTTCCTCTTGAAGTTTTGACCGTGCGTGGCGTGAAGGGCAGATTCTCTTTGATCCAGACTTCGGCCTCTTGACTATCCGCATCGATCACCACCAATTGTTTGCCGCATACGATGGCATAGTTAGCGCCCTCAAATTCTCTACCGAGCCAACGCTCGTATAAATGGTCGGGCGGATCTTCAGTCTGCCACTGAGCCCAGGGTACAAGAGGATGTTTTCGTATAGGGTGGGCAGGAATGACGGTGAGCCCTTCTTCAATTAGTCTTTGCGCTTCGTCTCGAGCGCTCATCTCAGGAAGCATCCCGCCAAACTGCGCAGCTAATTTCTTCGAGGTCGAGCTCCAGGAGCTCCATCAAACTTTTAATTCTCTCGGGCGGAATTTTGCCTCGATCATTCCAACTATAAATTGCTCTGCGAGAGATGTTTAATCGGTTGGAAAGGTTGGTAATTCCGAATTCTTTTATCTTTTGCCAAACTAAATCAGGGAGCATTTTTGTGTACTATTAGTTCTTATTCGTACTAAGGTTTTACAGGAATAAAAAAGCAATTGCCAAACTTTTTTTTGCGTAACCCTTGTCAACCAGGAAGAAACAAGATAGCTTGTCTTGCGCTGTCCAAGAATGTCTTAGACAGACCTAACAAAACAAAAGGAAGAAAGAAATGGCGAAACAACGAGTCTTGTTCTGTGACCGACTCAGAGATTTACGAAAAGCAAGAGGTCTTTCGCTACGAGAGTTGTCAGAGATTTTGCAAACAGAACATAAAGTAGATATTAGCCACACGGCTTTAGCGAAGTGGGAGAAAGATGTACCCGAAAGATCACCGCCCAGGAGAGAATTTGTTGCTGCACTTTGCAACCTGTTCAACGTTGAGCCGAGCTTTTTGCTAGATGAAATCTTTAGCGTCGGACCAGCGAAAAAACACACCGATGGCCGCTTTAAAGATTGGCAGGATGTCGATCTTTTGAGCGATGAACGATATCAGATTCTTCTTAGCATCAAGCAAGAGCTACTTAAAGCTCAAGACGTAGAAACGAGGAGTAGAAACAATGGGACTGGCAATACTTAACACCCGCTCGCAAGTGCGACAACAAATTTCTATATTGGTAAAAAATTTCATCGACACCGTTTACATGGGAAAAGTCTTTCCCTGCCACACCAGCAAATACGGCATTGAATTAATTCATTGCGTTGACTACCACACCGCAAAAGAAAGTCATTTTTGCGAAGCTTATATGAACCACCCGCTGGTTGAACGAACCATCAAAACAGCACCTTTATGGACAGACGGACGGCGCTTCAAGTTTCCAAGAGTTTATCTTGCGGCAAACATGACCAAAAATGGTGATCGAGTTATGCCAGCGCTCGTTTATTTGGCAGGATCAGAATGGTACAACCTGGGCATTCCAGCCGAATTCGATGACATAATGGAACCAATGTGGCGATCCTTTGCCGAAGATGATGGCGTGTTCACTGTGCCTCATCCAGAGTTGCTTTTTGCTGAAAAGCCCGACGCATCTGGACGCACTCTTTATGAACACTGGCAAGCCTATGAAGATTTTTTAGCTGGATTTGATCCCGGCTCCTTCAAAGCGATAAAGCTCATAAAATGAAACACTTTGTCCCCAAATAGTACTAAGAGTTTACATACTTAAAAAGTTGCGCTAAGGTGTCCTAAATAGACTAACCGAGGCGCGACATGACCAACCTAAATCTCGTTAATCACAACGAACCTGATCTCGACCAGCTTGCAGAAATTTGGCTGATGCAAAAGGCTTGTGAGGAAGCTGCAAGAAAAAAGCGTTTAGAAGTTGAGCAACGAATGCTGCCTTTGCTTGAGCAAAAAGTCGAAGGCCAAGCAACCACAACGACCCGACATAACAAAAAGATTGTCGTTAAAAAACAAATCAAACGTAGCTTCGATGGCAAAGCCTTAAACGAAGTTCGTGATGAAATTCCAGCTGATATGTTGCCCCTGAAAATCAGCGAAGTGCTAGACACCAAGCGACTGCGATATCTGCAAAACAACGAACCTGAAACTTACAAGACGCTTTCGCGTTGTATTGTGTCTGAACCACAAAAACCAAACATTACGATTGAAACAATCCTCTGAGCTCGAATCCCCTTAGCACCATTTCTGGCGGGAGAGAGCTCAGAGTTATTCATGACTCCCGCCAGTTCTTTTAAAAACAAAAGGAAACTTTATGGCTATAGATTTATCTGCAATTAAAAAAACCAAGGGCTTAGGAAGCCCTCCAATGATTTGCATTCATGGCACAAGCGGAGTTGGCAAAACGACCTTCGCAAGCCAAGCACCCAATCCTATTTTTATCCAAACGGAAAAAGGTGAAGGCTTGTTAGAAATTGACACCTTCCATTTCGGGAGCGAAGGCATTGCGACCAGTTACGAGGAAGTTCTTGAGGCCGTGGACAGTCTTTTGAATAACGATCACAAGTACAGCACATTGGTCATTGATTCAATTGATCACCTCGAGCCGTTGATCTGGGCAGACCTGTGCCAAAAGAACCGATGGGCTAACATTGATAAGGCTGGCTATTCGCATGGCTACAATGCTGCCGCTCAGGAATGGCGAGTCTTCTTAAAAAAGCTTGAGACACTTCGGCAAACTAAGGAGATGGCAATCGTTCTGATTGCGCATAACCAGCAAAAGAAAATCGACGATGCTGAATATGGCCAATTAGACAAGCACGATCTCAAACTGCATCAGAAGAGCTCAAGCGTTGTTGCCGAAACCGTGGACTGCGTTTTCTTTGCAAAGCACAAAATTACATTGCGTAAAGAGGACAAAGGTTTTGGCCAGACTCGCAACAAAGGCATCGACACTGGCGAAAGAGTTTTAGTCACCACTGGTAGCCCGCATTACACGGCCAAGAATCGTTATAACTTGAAGGGAGAGATACCGCTTAGTTGGAGCGATTTTTGGAGCGCATTACAAGAAGCAATTAATCCAGAAAAAAAGGAGACAGCAGTAAATGGGTAATCTAAATTTTTCAATCCAGAATGAGTCTGAAGATCAAGATCAAGGCTCTTACGACAACACACCAATCCCGCCAGGGAATTACCATGTAGTGATTTTTGATAGCGATCAAAGAGACAACAACCAAGGAACTGGGAAATGGTTGCGACTTGGTTTTGAGGTCAAAGGCGGTCCGCAAGAGGGCAAGGACTTTAGTATTTTTTATAACATTCAGCATAGTAATCCGGTTGCTGAGAAAATTGCAGTTGAGGAGCTTTCTCGATTGTGCAGGGCAATTGGCCTTTCCGGCACGGCAGAAAACGAAGAGGACATCTTAAATAAAGAGCTCATCGTTGAAACCAAAATTGACGTAGACAAAGAAGGCACGGAACGAGTAGCGGTCAAGAAATACAAACCGCTCCCTCAAGCAGCCCCGGCTCCTCAAGCACCAGTTAAGGCAGCCAACCAAAGCAACTTCGATGATCCAGTGCCAAACCTTGGTGGCGAGGAAAAAGCCCCTTGGCAGAGCTAGAGCTCATCGAAGCAATCGACCTGGCCGTGGCGGAAAACAATCCGCCATCGGTCGGACGGCACTATCTTGGCGGCAGTCAGATTGGCGAAGAGTGTGAACGGAAGCTTTGGTACTCATTTCGTTGGGCGATGCTAATTGTCTTTGGTCCTCGAATCTTGCGCCTCTTTGATAGAGGCCATCGCGAGGAGCCAGCCTTAATAAAATATCTGACCGACGCTGGCGTTGATTGTTACGAGGTTGATGAAAAAACTGGTGAGCAATTTGCAGTGACTTTTGCCTGGGGGCATGGCGGTGGACACCTGGACGGTGCATTAAAAAATCTGCCGGATCATCCTGAGTGGCACTTGGCTGAATTCAAAACCTCGAGCGACAAAGAATTTAAAAAGGTGCAGAAAGCAGGAGTGCGGTCAGCAAAGCCAGTCCATTACTCACAGATGCAAATCTATATGCATCTATCTGGGCTCAAGTTTGCGGCCTACATTGTGGTGAATAAAAACGACGATGCACTTTACTTCGAGCGAGTTGAGTATGACCCGGATGAAGGAGCCAGGATTGAGGCAAAGGCCGAAGCGATTGTCGCTGCCGAGTCTCCGCCAACAAAGTTGAGTGAAGACCCGACGTTTTTTAAATGTCGCTTCTGCGATTACAAAGAGCTCTGTCATTACGAGGCAACGCCCCAGGCTAACTGCCGGACCTGTGTGCATTCGACACCAGAGAAAGAAGATGGCCGCTGGCTATGTGAAAAGAAAAACCTGGAGCTCACGCGCCAGCTGCAAAAGCAAGGGTGTGATCAGCACCGCTTTATCCCGCACCTGATTGAAAACTGGGCAGAGTTCATAGAAATGGACGGCGAGAGCGTGAAATATAAAAACACGCAGAATGGCAAAGAATTTTTGAACGGCGAGCCTGGATACTCCTCGATTGAGATCAGTTTGGTAAACGACGTTCAAATCATCGGCAATGAAATTGTTGATGAGATTAAAGAGACATTTGATGGGAGGGTTGCAGGATGACCAAGATAACAATAGAGATCGATGATGATGACGCGAGAGAGGCGCTCGAGTGGGCCGGAGAGGTTACGCAACTTTTGCAGGAGATAAAAGAAGAGATACGTCGGCAAAATGGGAAACAAGATGTCAGCGATTGATAAACAGGTTGGTGGTGATCATTACAAGAATATGCAGTTTGAACCTATCGAATACATCATGGCTAACAATTTGAATTTTTGCGAAGGAAATATTGTTAAGTACATTTCGAGGTGGCGCGAAAAGAATGGCGTCGAGGATCTACGGAAAATTATACATAACGTCGAATTTTTAATAGAGAGAGAAGAGAAAAAAGAAAAGGAAGAGCTCGGAGAAGTGAACGATCAAAAACTGCAAGCATACATGCAACAAACTGGATGCGAAGGAGGAACATGCGACTCTTGAAGAGACGAAGCTGGGGCGATAACCCTGGCGATTGGAGAGAAAGAATTGCATGGCCAAGTGTGTACGGCTATGCGTTAACCGGAATAGTTTTAATAGGAGTTTTAGTAGCGTGAATTTGTTGACCAAAAAAGAAGTGGCTAAAAAGTGTGGCGTCAGTACCCGCACCATTGATCGAATGTTAGATCGAGATCCTAGTTTTCCTAAGCCAAGAAAACCAATGGGGATCAAAGTGCATTACATTGCTGAAGAAGTTGATCAGTGGCTTTCCAAAGCAACGTCGGAGAATGCAAAGTCCTCGTACTCTTGAATTAATTTAACGCGCCTGTCGAAGAGATCGGTCCTCATGTAAGCGGCGAGGACCGCATTTCTCTCTCGGTGCCCGAGTTGGCGATCTGCGTCTTCGCGGGTTCCTGCACCAGTGGCCGTTGCCCAATCCATAAAAGTAGATCGAAAACCATGAATCGTGACTCGCTTGCCCAGGGCATCAGTACGAGAAAAAACGTCTAAGGATTTATCGAGCGAGTTGCTGCTAATGAATTTATTCTTGCCGCTCCCTGGAAACAATCTCTCATCTTGCGAATACTCTTTCATTTCCTGAAGTAACCAAAGCAATCTTTTAGGAATTGGTAGCTTATGCACTTCCCCACCCAGTTTTTGAATCGGGCACATCCAGACGCCAGATTGCAAATCAAAGTGGTCCCAGACGGCCTCTCTCGCATCATTACTGCGTACTTGGGTGAGCGAAATCAATTTTAGGGCGCTGTACGAGCCGCTTTTTCGGTCCCAAATCTCAGAAATAAAGCCTGGGAGCTCATCGAAAGGCAAAGCTGCATGGTGATTTATTTCTGGCTTGAACTTCGGTAAAAGGTTCTCGAGCAAGTTTTTATACTGAGCCGGATTCCTTTTTTCACTGATGCCTTTCGCAATCGCGTAGTCGATTATGTTTTCTACGCGAGATCGAGTGCGAACTGCTGTTTCGTGCTTGGTGGTCCAGATCGGTTTTAGAACTTTCACAACATCGTCGGGATAGATGTCCTCGATTTCTTTCTTACCAATCACTGGCAAGATGTAACTGTTCAAAGTGTTCTGCCAGGACTGTTCGCTTCGGCCTCGATCATTCCAAACCGGGCGTTTGATATTTTTAATGTAGTCCTCGGCAACAACTGCAAACGAAGTAACTTTCTTTTCAGTCCTTCTGGCACTCGCAACTTTATTTTGTTTTTGTTCGCGCAAAAGCTCCTGCGGCGCTTGATCGGAGCTCAGGAGCTCGGCTGCTTTTGCTCGAGCTTGTTTAGGGGAGATTGCCGGGTAAGAGCCAATGTATATCCACTTACGTTTGCCGTCGATTGTTTGGCGGATACGCCACTGTTTTTTTGTAGCGTTTTTATTATTTTCTACATAAAGATAGAGGCTCGGGGCGCAACGAAAGTTGCCAGATTTTTTTAAATTTTTCACTTGTAAGTCTGAAAGCGCTTTTGGCATTGGGGATACCTTTAGGGATACCATTTGATGGCGAAGTATGACATAGCATGTCTAAGTATGTCTAACAAAAGATATGTAAGTGATTGTTTTTGTGACACTTAGTCTAGGTATGTCTAGGAGGTGGGACTCCCTGCCCCTCCGCCACCAATGCTCTACAGCCCAGTAAAATCAAGAGGTTTGGTTTTTAAGGGGCTCTTAGGGATACCAATAGGGATACCAATTGTTTTTGCCGTTGGTTTTACTGCATTAGCACTCGTTGCTCGTCGCGCAACATCATCAACCTTCGGAGCTCTTCGGGAGTCATTTGTCCTGATGGGTCTTCGTTCATGATTGCACCGCCTAATCGAGAGGCTTGTAATGGGAGTTGTAATTGCCGGAAGTCTGGAATCATGTCCAATAACTGCTGCTGTTGAGGGCTTAGGGCATCTCGTTTCGGCAGTTTATCGAATGCACGATCTAACTGTCCTCGAGTCATGCCAGCTACCCTACTCACCTCTCCCATAACTCTAGGCGAAAACATAGGCAGTGCTGCCAGTGTACCTGGATTGGTCATGCCAGTTATCCCGGTTCCTGTTGCGGTCACAGCTTGTAGCCCTCGAGGAGTTGGCGAGTTCAGTGCTTGCCCGGCAATCCTTGGTAGTAAGAAATAATCTCCTGCTTCCTCGAGGCTCTCAACCAATTTAAGTCGATTGCCAAAGTTTGCATTCACGTTATTGCGCATCACACTTTGCAGTTTTCTAAGCGCAGTATCTGCCGACGCTTTATCGCTCAGTGATAGTGCTCGCTGCAATTCTCTTTCGAGCCGGGTGGCCTCCTCATAGGGCTGCATGACTTTTGAATACTCGGGCACCTGGTCGGTAATTTCTTTTTTGATAATGTCTCTGGCTTGCGCGACAACAACTGCCTCATCGCCAGGGTTGATGCCGGAAGGATATTCATTATCAATTCTTCTTTTTAAGATATCTAAACCTTTGGCATTATGTAACGCTGGGCTTTTCTGCCAATCAGAAACAAGACTTTGTACTTTTGCTAATTTGTTTTGGCCAAGTTCAGAGAGCTCGGACACGCCTTCAAAATTGAATTTTTCTGCAAACTCACCAACCTTTGCAGCAAGCGCATCAAAATCAACTGGCATTTTTTCAAGTTGTAACGCTTCTTTTGAAGTTACGAATTTATTTTGTTTTGTTTCTTTTAGTCTTCGCAACGCCGCAATGCCATCTTGCACAATCGCGCCAGGCTCTTCTTGTCCACGCAAGTTTTCGACAAACCTTCTATCTGTTTCGCCACCCACTCGACCAGCGTTAAACGCTTGTTGTATCGATTCTTTTCCCGCGCCAGTTGTCATGCCGATTGCTGCTGGAACTCCCTCCGTAACAACTCCTCCTGCTGCTTGTAATGTATTTCCAGCGACTGCGAGCGGATCAATCTTGCGACCCGCTTCTTCTAGTGCAGCCCCTGCTTTACCGACCATGCCTGGAGCTCTCGCAGCTAACATTCCGCCGCCAGTTAGGACGGTTGATACGTCACCAACAACACCAACTGGATCTTCTGCGACTGCAAGCTTAAACGCTTCGAGCGATCCGTAACGATTTGCGAAATAATCTCCGACTGCCTTTACGGTTTTCTCATCTGCTTGTTCGCCAGGGACTGCTAATTGAATCAAGCCAGCGGCAAAGGAATACAAGCCTTTTGCCGTGCCCACTGGATCAGTGATTGGCGTGACTAAATCTTCCGCGTATTTCAATGCGCTCTTAGGAAGGTTACCCACTGCTTGGCTTGCAACTTCGCCAAGGCTTAGTTCGGTTCCACCTTGCTTTTTATTTTGTAAGCGTTTTTCTCGCATCTCTTCTATTTGTTTGCGGTTAGCTTCTGAAGCCATTTAAAATTTCCTTTTTATTTTACGTTGTAAGCGCCTAAATCGATATTCCGCTTTATCAACAAATCTGCGATTACCTCAAATTCTTCATCGAAAGTATTTGGATCGTCTACGACTCGGGCAAACATTTCTGCAAGTTCTTTGTCGTCAAAGTCTGCGTAATCTTCTTCTCTGAAAATGCTTTCGTAAATCCCTTCCGCAACATTTTCTGTCCCTTTAAATCCTTTAAGGGTACCGTTCTTTTTGAAATAAGAAATGGAATCTCTTTTTGCTTTTGACGCTTGCTCCATTGCGTTTCTCATACGAGCGAGCCTTCTCGCGTTAATGTGCGGAGGAAGCATGATGTTATAGGCGTAAGCAACAAAGCGCTCACCCTCTTGTTGTGTAAACTGAGCGCCAAGAGTTTGTCGCAAGTCTTGTGTAATGATTCGATCTATCTGATCTTTCGTATCAATTGCTTTTGCACTCCGTCCAGGTAGAGGCGTAAAATAAACAACTCTGCCGCTAATTGAAGAACTGCCATCTCTAGGCTCTGCAAGCAAACCTGCAATCAAACCATTAAGTTCTTTATAGTTGCGCTGACTATTCGCGTATCCTCCTGCGTTTTCATAGGATTCAACTGTCGTTGCAAATTTTTTGTCGAGCTCTATTTGACCTGGAGTCAATTCGACCCCACCTAATCTTCCTTTTAATGCTGCTAACTGTTCAGCAAAAATGTAATCAGGATCTCTACCTTGACGCATAATTTTATTCAGCAGTTCGGTTTTTTGCTCTGGTGTTTGCTTTGCAATTTCTGGGTTTAACTCCAGCATCTTGTCATAAATTTGTAGCGCAGCAGGAGGTGTTCTTTCGATAACTTTTTTCTGTTCTATATAGTCTGTGAAACTAGGAATCGGTTCTTTTTGCTCAATAGGTAAATTTTTATTTCTTTCATCAATTTGAGCAACTACAACTTCATATTCTTTCATGTCGCCAGTAGATTGCCCGAGGATTGCCGCTTGGTTAGTTGATAGGTTTACTTGTCCCACACCAGCACCAGGGATATATTCGATGCCTCCAACAAGATTGCTGTAAATACTTTCCAATTGATCCAAAGGCGCGTTTTCAATTAATTCTGGTTTGATCGCAGTGTTTGCTTTGTACCACTCTCTCAGGTTTTCTCCTCTTTTAATTTCTTTCGCACTTTCTTGTAAGTCAATAAAGTTTTTTATATACGTTTGGTTTGCAAGTTGCCCTTTAATTGTAGGAGCCATGCCAAGCGCTTGTCTCGTACCTAAAGTCATGTTGTTGAAAAAGTTTCCTATCCCCTCGCGCAAATTTGTTGCGGGTGTATATGGATAGGGCAACTGAAGCGTTTGTTGATTAGGATTTAAAACATTTTGCATGATCGCGTTACGCTGATCGATTGGCAGCGCATTTAGTCGCTGAACTAACTCTTCATCTGCAAGCGCCATCTCGCTCATAACAATCCTCTTAAAATAAGTTGATCAGTGTTCATAAAGTTCGGGTTTTGATTTACGAAACCACCCATTGGTGCAATAGGTCCGGCTGCTTGAGTATATGGCGTTCCCGCAAAACCGCCTGAACTGCGCGAGTTTGCGGGTGCGTTTCTTATCATTTGCTCAATGAATTTTGCGTATTCCTCGGGGTCACTGAAAAGTTGTTTGATGCCGCTATTGTTAAACACATCACCCAAATAAGAAACCGGATCGCTTACGATATCGCCAAGATTTGATGCGGTATTTTGCAAGCTATCTCCGACCCCTCCAATTATTGCTTCGAGTATTTTCATTTATCCTGCCCCCGGAACGCCAATATTGAATCCTCTCTGTGACGAACTTGAGGTTAACGGATTAGGCAAGATACCAGCCGCGCCTCTCAACACATCAAACATTCGTAGAGGAAAGTCTCTTTCTTCTTGAAACCGTCGATAAAGGTCATCGAGGATTCTCTGAGATTGATCCTGCTGCATATCACCCACGCCCAAAATTGCATTCATGTCTGCGAACGTAGTGCCTCGTAAATCTTGGCCAAGTGAGCCCAGTTGATTGGCCGCATTCATTCTTAATCTCGCTGCATCACTGACGGCGTTCTGATTCGCAAGCGCTGCCCGAAGCCTGGCATCTTGGTTTGCTCGGCCTGTTTGAAATCTCGTTGATTGATTAGCTAATCCGGCTCTAAGTGCTGCGTCTTGATTTCTGCCTTGCGCAGTTAAATCCGTTGATTGATTTGCCAATCTTGCTCGCAATGCATTTTGGGCGTTTTGAGTTGCTCTGGCTTGCTCCGCTGCGAGGTTGCTCCTAGCCGCTGTTAAATTCGCTCCTTGATTGCTCTGTCGGGCTGCAAGGCTGCTTTGCTGATTAGATCGATCAGCCGTGAGTCCTCGGTTGGCATCGGCCTCAAGTCGTTTTGCTGCTGACTCAAAACCACTCTGCCTTAATCCGGCTGCCGTCTTTGCGGCTTGTTCCAAGGCTGCACGATTAGTTTCCGCTTCGACTATCCCTTGTCTGTCTCCGCCAAACGCTCCTGCGCTAATTGCGCTTGCGGCGTTTTGATTTTGCTGCATTTGCCTAGCTCTTTCGATGTCACCAAGGGCGCTGTCTACCACTGTGTCTTCAAACGTATTCATGTAAGGCGTCAGGCTTTGATCTCGAAATCTTTCGGCAGCAATTGAATCAGCACCAATGTTTTGGGCATTGATCGCTGCAAACGGATTGATTCTTTCTTCTGAAATAAACCCTGGGCCAATGTCTCTGGATGTCACACGATCCATTCCAAAGGTATCTGCGTTCACGGCCAAAGGGTTAAAATTGGTTAGGTTGCCAGTTGTGTTGATGGCGCTCATCAACTCGTTCTGACCAATGCCAGCTTGGGCAGCATCAACCACGCCTTGCATTCCGGCAAGTTGCAAGGGACTGAAAGGCGATACTGTGGCTGCGTTGTAAGGCGCATACTCGGTGGTGTTATAGATATTCTTCCCGGTATTGAAAACATCCATTAAAGCCGCTTTTAATTGCGGGTCGAATGTTTGGCTACTCTCTGATTTATTTTTCCCAAAACTCATTATGATTGTCCTTTAAATCTTAGCCACTCATCGTCGGTGACAAATCCTGATAAGTCGTAGTCTGCGCCCTGATTGATAGCAGAAGAATTTTGTCTGATGGCTTGCTCTCGCGTTTTACCTCTTCCCATTAACTCTTCAATTCTTTGTTCGTATGGGGACATCTGCGGCGTATTGCCAGCCGCCTGATCTAAGATCGGTGCGCTTGAATTATTGGTTGCTTGTGCATTTCGCTGTTGCTCCATCGCTTCCATGTAGGCAGCTACACCGCCGCCAGGATACCCGCCGCTTTGTTGCTGAGTTTCTTGGGCGTTTATCATTTCTTCGCGTGTAAAAAATGGATCAGTTGCAGAAGACTGCTGCGTGGCAGAATTTGTGGCATTGGTTGCTGCATTGGCGTTTTGTTGGATTTGCCCAATGTTGATCGTTCCCCAGGGCGTGTGAATATAATTTGGCATATCATATGCCGGGCCTTGTGGTTGAGTGGGCTCTGGAGTTGGATCTGGGTTTACAGGCTCTGGAGGCGGCGCATAGTTGCTGCCCGGTGCCATATACTGCTGGTAATATCCGGGCATCGGCTGATTCACCAGCAAACGTCCGTTGTATTGCGAGGGACCATAAAAATCCAATCCAGGTCGGTAATCACTTTGAAAACCCGGCGTCATGCGATCAAACAATCGGTGGCCAGGGTTATAAATACTTGAAGTATTAGAGGGCTGATACATATTCTGTTGATAAAATCCACCACCCATTGGGTTTTGAAATCCACCACCCATTGGCTGAACAGCACCGCCAGTTTTCAATCCGCCAGCAGTTCTGTTTTGGCCTCCGCCTCCCCTTCCGCCTTTTCCTCCGCCTTTTCCTGACGCGCTCATTTAACCTCCTTGAACATTGTTACGTGCGCAACTTTATAATCTAAATCTGCGAGTGCCTTCACCCACCCTTTGCGCCCCGACAAACTAATGAATTGTGCATCGAGTTGTTTCGCCCATTCGCCAAGCGTTTCGTCGATGCTTTTAATTTCTGATAAATCTCCTGCTGCTAAAAAAATATGCAAGGCTCTCATGTTTGGGTACTCACAAATCTCTGTGACCAAACAAGATCGCTCCATGGGCCAGAACTGCATATCCTGGCTTGCCACTCCTCGCACAATGTCCCTAAACGAATGCGTGTTGTGACCAAACTCCAATGCCTTCTCGAGCATTTCTTGATATGGCAGCATCGCCTCGAGGGGTGTTTGCGCTTGTAAACTTTGTTCTCTCATACAGTGCTCGCACTTAGGTTGCCCGAATTATCAACGGCGATTTTATATCGAGTACCATTTGGACTCTTAATAATGACTCGACCATCGCCCACCTCGATATCCTGATTCTTTTTGTGATTCAAATAATCGGCTTGCTCAATTGCCAGGTTGGTTTGCGAAATCGTTACCCGGTCATATCGATCATTTGGTGTTGGCAGGATCATCGCTTGCCTCCTGCTACGGCATCGAGTCGCATGGTGCCAACTCGCCAATCGCTATTTTCTGCTGCATCAATTCGCATAGAAACTTGCCGCCCCTGGAACCTAACGCTCGTTGGATTGGCCATCGTGAAAGGACCGTGGCTTGTCTCTGTACCATTCGGATACAGGCGCGTTTTAAAAGTCGCAGTAACGTCACCCTGGTTTTTTTCATCAGGGATTAACTGTCGCGCCACCATTAAATTATCGCCGTTCCCGAGCTCCACAGGGCCGCTCTGCACGAATGGCGTTTCTCCGTCGTAGGCATATCCGACTTCATGCTCATAAACATAGCCGTCCGTTCCAACCATTTGCGGGTACAAAAACACCCCGGCATCTGCACCAGCAGTTCGAGCGAGTGTTCCTACATTCCAATGATTATCACGATAATTCCAAACGACGTAGCTATCGTTCTCGATGCTATTGACTGATGGATAAAACCACCAAACCTCATTGAATTCAGAATTCAAAACACCAGCAATTTTAGATCGCTGCGCTTTGTTAATGTTGCTAAAGAAAAAATCACCCACTGCACTTTTCAACACTTGCACCGAGCCCGAATAAATATGGAATGAATTGAGTCCCACCCAAACAGCAAATTGGTCCGCCACCACACAACCATTGGCGCTTACCGTTCCGCAGCCGTCCCCCACTCGCTGGAAGCTGTAGACGAAGGGCGGCCCCGCGTACCTCGCAACGTGCGCGTCGGTGGTTGTTAACAGGAGCGTCTCACCTCGCAGACTGTGGCCACTGACCAAAGAGCCATCCGTTGTTAGGTTTTGACCACCCGCCTGATTTGTTGCGGCGGCTGCCCAAAGATTATTGTCTTCCTGATCACTCCATTCTACTCGATTGTTTTCTCCGCCAGCCCCGAGCGCAAAAACAAATCGTTCATCGGTCACTACAATGGCCGTGGTGTTTGTTGGCGCATTGCTCAGAACGGCAGCCACTGTGCCAGTGTTGTTTGCCCACTGATAAATCTTGCCGTCGGACGTAGCACAAGCGATGGTGTATTCACCCCATGTGTCCAGCGACCAAGTGTCCGCAACTGAATAAGTGCCAGTGTCTGGCCGCAAGGTGCCCCATTCAAAACTTCCCCAAGTTGAGCCACCCCAAGCAAGATTTTGTGAGGCGCTTGCATTGCCAGCACTAAAACCAACTGGCGTAATGTCATGCACTTGCCCGGCTTCCTGAATAACATAAAGCTTCGTGTTTGATCCTGCGATTGTTCGTCGGTTGCTTGAGTTATCAATGTAGGTCAACAATGCTCGAACACTTCCTGCAAGCGCACTTGCTGATCTTTTCCGCCACCCCTTAACTGGCTGTAACGAACTCTCATACCACCTAACCAAATTTCCATCGTTCCAACTGTTAAGTTGTTGAAACTCGGTGCCGTTCTTAACGATGCCTGGAGGGATTGCGAGTGGGATTAAAGCCATTCAATAACTCCAGATCGCAGGGCTAATCCTATTAGGATCAACGTCTAAATGAATAAAACGGCCATCGCCTTTTTGATTAACGCCAATCCTATTAATGCCGTGCTCCATTGCCGAGCGAATCACGCGCAAGGCTTGCTCGCCTCTCACACCAATGTCAACTGCGTAACCGTCAGCATGACTTCCAGGCTTCGATTTTTTTGCCTCAATAGGATGCTCTGGGCATCGGTAACCGCTGGTGACAATGAAGGGGAAACCACACTCGCGTCGCATGATGTTTAGCACATCGACGATGTCTTGCTTGATTCCTTGTTGTTGGCAGTGCTGGCACATAAATTCTTCCGGGGAAAAATAATTCACTTCTTCACGATTTCAATCTTCGGGTCAGGGTTAGCCATCGACTTAATGGTCATGGCGTAAAAATTTAACAAGGCGGTGATCTCTGTTTTCCTGACCTCGAGCGTGTGTAAATCTTGCTGGAGTTCTGTCATGCGTTCAGCAAAACCCATTGCCTCTTCGCCGAGCTCCTCTAAATTAATCTCTTCGTTGTCGATGATAAACGTGGTCAAGCAGCCTCCGATAACCCCAGATATGGGATAAAACATAACTTATTATTTTAACATTTTGCTCGACCACACTTACGCATGTTGCGCTGCCTTTCTTTTGCGTTCTCAAGTTTTTTGATGGCCGACTTTAGCTGTGCGTCTTTGTATTCGCCATGCAAAAACCAACCAGCCCATCCTAGAAAAACAAAAGACACCGTGATGAATGCACTCGCTGAAAGTGCTTGCATTTTTTTTCTGCGCTCTGCTCTCTTTTTGCCAATTTCTTTTAAGTAGGCAGTGTGCTCACGCTGGCTTTTTTCCATGAGCCGCATTGCGTCTTGGTAAATTTTCTGGCCACCAGGGAGCATTCGGAAATGGTCTTGCAGGGATTGTCTTGCTTGTGCGGCTTTTGCTCTACTGGTTGCCAGTTTAATTGAATCTGCCTGGCTTAAAGGCTTGCGAGTTTTTTTCTTGCGCTCCCACTTATCAAGGCGCTGGTTTGCATCTTGAAATTTGTCGAGAATGCCAACCGCTTGCTCGACATTGCCGCCAGTCTCGCGCAGCGTGTTAAGCCCAGCATTAACCGAGTTTAAAATTCCTAGAATGGCCGAAATTTCGGCAAACAACGGAGCTAACCGAAATAAGTGTTAAAAAGCATCACTCCCAAGATCCAAGGGTAAATAGCCCAGACACTGAGTTCTAGGCGATTCATCCTGGCTGACCCGCGCTCGAGACGATCAAGGATATTTTGTTGGCGCTCAAGGCAGAGCTTTTCGTGCGCTTTCAGGTCATCCATTTTTTAGCGCTTAGACACTTCAGTTAGGGCCATAATTTATATTCCTACGGTAGATGTCTGTATACTGATTCATGAACCTTTACGACCCCACGCTTAAACTGAGCTACTCTG